CTACAATGACGACATTTACCGTCGTATGAGCGCTCTTCTATATGTCCATGTAGTTTGATAAAAGTATCTTTAGGTAGCTCTGCTATGGCTTCAGCCATAGCTCCCCAAGCCGCCACCTTAACGTACTGATGCTTGCCATTTCCTGTCGGAATGGCTATTTTAGCATTAAGTAGGCTATTATTATTCATACCAACCGTCTTTAGGTTGGGCCACTCAACTCGTCCTGTTAAACTTACAAAGTTCTCGCCAATCATTTCGTCACCTTTTATAAATATGGGGCTAAATAGCTATATATTGTCTCTTTATCCAAATCTGCTGGATCTGCCCCCTCTTCTGTTATAAACACAGGCCATACGTCCATTCTATAACGTAAAGCCTCGTATGCTACCATCGCCCCCTCTACACCAGCAACATCACAATCGAAAAACAAAACCACTCCTCGTAATGCATTTGAAAAGAGGAGCTTTTGTTGCCCAACAGTAAGCTTAGAGCCCATAACAGCCACAACATTGTTAATTCCGTAGTCATATAACCTCCATACACTTTTGAATCCTTCCACCACTACCAAGGGCCCATCTACTGGTGTAATTCTATGTAAATTATAGAGCACATTGTCCTTGTTGAAGCCCGGAGTTATCCAATATTTACTCACATAGTCAGCATCTGGGCGGATATCTCTTAGACTATACGCCATTAGTTTACCGTCTATATCCCTGATAGGAATGACGTCTCGTGTCAACTTGTCTTCTGTCTTGTAGCCACCACCTATCTCAAAATAATCGAGTATTTCAGGTGAAAAACCCTCATTTCTGAATAGGGACGACCTGTGTCCCATATACCCCGTTAAACGCTCCTCATTGACCTTTGGGTGGACGTAAGTCTCTATATTAGAGTGCCCTATGAACGCTTTTTGCTCCTTCTCTCGGCGGTATTTGAGGCCTTCTATGGCCGAATCGAAATCTCCCACTAAATTACTGAGATAGTCCACTGCACCCATGAAATCTACATGTTGCATGGCCCTGATCAAACCTATGATATCATTGCCGTGCACGTCATGGCACTTGTGGGAGAAGCAAACCCACGTTCTTTTCTCTTTATTGAACCTAAAAGAGGTCGGATTGTCTCCACCGTGGACAGCACAAGGCCCGCGCAGTTCCTTTGGGGTCTCTCTTGTGATCACGATACCAAGAGACTCCACTACATACCGCGGGTCTACCATATCCTTGAGATATTCAAGTTTTACCTTGAAATTCTCCCATCTTTCGTCTTTATTGGACCTCATCGTCTGAGTCGCCATAGTTTATTACCTTGTCTCCGTAATCCACAACCTGATCTGGTGGTTCTGCTTCTTTAACTGTGAGTATTGACTTCTTAAATAGGTAACCAATGCCTTGTTCTGGGGTCATACCGCCCCTTCTTGTCTCTCTCACCACTAATTTGTACTGGCCTCCGGCATCGCCCTTGATTTCCTGCTCTTCCTCTGTCTTGTGCATCCACTCCATGATGGTGTCAGCGTACCGTACTATCCTATCGCTGTCTGCCACTGAACCCTTACGGTTAACTTGCACCGCGGTCAGGCATGGGATGTTCAACATACCAGCTAAATCCTTCAATTTAGTGGTAACATCACCCAAAACCTGGTATTCCTTACGATTTCTCTCTATACTTGAGGAGTCTGGCTCCTTAATGTAATCAAAGACCATCAGGCCTATGTCATGCTTCAATTTATATTTTTTGTATAGCGCTGTGATCTTGTCTACAGTGTATCCAGGCATGAATTCATGGAATAATTTGCCAGATTCTGCCAGATTTATGGCCGTCTGGATCTTATTGTAGTCTTCCTGACTGTACCCGCCATGCTTAATAGCCCGCTCTTTTACGCCCGTCAGGCTGGATACAATTCTGTCTCGCCACTGGTCAAAAGGCATCTCTGTATCGATATATAACACCGAAATAGCCGGTTCTGCTATGTATGACACGTGCGCCGCTATGTTTGACAGGAATGTACTCTTACCCATCTTTGGGCGAGCTGAGATGATGTTCAATGTGCCGGGGACGAGGCCGTCAATTTGCCTGTCTAATATAGGAAAACCGGTGGATATACCCATCTGCCTGACTGGGTTGGCCATACGCTCCTCGATCAACTCTCTCAGGCCATCAGCCAGGTTCCTCGGCTCTCGAATAGACATGCTTTCGGTGGATAAATCCAGTATTTTACGCTCTATACTACCTATTAGCTCCTCACTGGTGCGACCGTCCTTAGCATTCTGTTCAATCTGCTTGAGGTCGTCAGCAACAGTATAGTATAGTCTATATTTAGTACTTGCTTCTAGTACATTCTGCAGATATATCTCGTAATTCTTCTCATTCACCCTCATTTCGTTTATAGATTGTACATACTCTATACCACCTATGCTTGTTAAGTCACCGAACATTTGTTGTGCTGTGTTTATTACCATAGGTAGGTCAAATGACTTGACATCTTGCTGTGCTAATGCGCCGAAAAGCGTGAATAAAGTGCTATGATCTATGTGTAAGAAGTCTACTGCTTCCATTTTACCCACCATATCATAGAAACTATCCATATCTTTGAAGCAAAAAGACAGTAGAGCTCGTTCGTCGGTGGGTTTACAGAACATCTCTTTCATTTCTAAATTGTTCATTAACGCCGTTCCTTCCTAATAGTATATAGCTCGTTGTCTCTACGTGTGAGTTCACGTTTGAACGCAGATATGAGCTCTGTTACTGCTTTATCTATGCCTTCTACCTTTATCAGGTCTAACTTTAATGTTTGCATCTTATCATACATGACTGACGACTCGGGGTTGTTTCTTATAAGGTAATCTCGCGCCGCGGTCTGCGTCTTGTACTCCTTTAGGATCTCTTTAGTCATCCATGTGGACACTAAGAACTCAGTGTCGCTTTTTAGTTGGCTAATTCGGGCCCTGGTTTCGTTAACCTGAGACTTAAAATAAATTAACCATTGACTCAGGGCTATGACATACTGACTCAACATCGGATCTGCCATACTATGTAGGTTTTTTACGTCGAATGCCCATATTTCGCTTATTAAGTCGCCGGACGGCTTAACCTTAGTAAAAGATAACAACTCTTTGTCCATTGTCAACCCCCTATGAAACTTTTTCGTCTGTTAATCGCTCTTTTAGTGGGCGGAGATCATACATACCTGTGCAAAATATGGCATGCTCCGCCAGCTGTCCCTTTTCATCGTATACTGGTAGGATATTCCCCTCCATGGGCATCTCTTTGCCGTTAGGAAGTATATCTATCTGTCTACACATAAGACTGAGGTTGCAATATCGGCACTCTCTAACGATAGTACCGTCGTCTAAACAAACGAAGTCGTCGCAGTCCTTCTTGTACTTGATAGAGTCCTGAGTACACCCATTCTCACGCTCGTTATTAGGGATATTTAGCAGTAAATTACTCATTTTTCCCCCTCAAATTCTTTACAACACCGGCAGTAACCACTTTTAAAAAACTATTGAACGCCTTTGCTTCTATTTCTTTTTGGTCGAGTGGTATCATAAAACCACCATCCAGATTTATTTTATGGGAATTATCTGACGACACTATTTCTTCTCCCTTGAACACCTTAACACTAAATACAATAGAATTACTCATAAAAGCACTCTCCCTCTAAAACTTTGTTGATTTTCTTGCGTACCAACGCCTTGGTTATTTTCTCGTTAAAATTAAAACGAACAAGACACTGCTCATGCTCTTCTACATACTGTATTTTGAGATTATCACGCATTTTCTGAGCTTTAAAAGATTCCTTGTTGCCATGAAAATGCTTAACAAATTCTGAATGTTGTCGGCCCTGAACCTCTACGTACACCCCGAGCTCCTTCACGAAGAAATCAAAGAACAGCTTCTGTCCGCTGTAGTTTATATAAATCTCCTTAATAACTCTAGGTGCTGAGAGCCTCGGGAACATCTCGTTCAGTATATCGTATATTTTATTAGCTATTATGCTCATATATCTCTGTTAATCCTACCATATCCACTACTCTGGCGCGAATTTCATTGTACATCTTGGCGTTCTCCTCTGCTTTAAGAGCCAACGCTGCGTTAGGCTCGCCCTGAGCAAAGTTTTTGTTATCGTCATAGGAATACCAGGCACCTACCTTGTCAATTATACCAAGATCTATACCTAATTTTAGTATTTCCCAATGTGTATCATAACCCTTACCATAGATCAAATTGATCTCTGTCTTTTTAAATGGAGGTCTGCCGGTGGTGTAAAACGCCAGCGCCTCGCCGCCAGTGGTTGTTTCAGGATTACCATACCCACCAATCTTCATTCTCAATTGGTTGATAAAGATAATTAAACAGCCGGCGCGATTAGCGATAGGGGTCAGTCGTCTTGTGGCTTTACTCATTAGTCTAGCGAGGAGGGCGATATGATCGTCGCCTATCTCTGCTGCCGCCTCGTTGCTTGGTATCAAAGAGCTGACACTGTCCACAACTGCTATCTTATAGGCGCCAGATGACACCAACATCTCTAAAACGTCCAGATTCTCTTCACCATTATAACCCTGCACCAAATCTAGGTTTTTGATATCTACACCATAATTTTTGAACAACAGCGGATCTACAGCGTGCTCAGCGTCCACATAACA